ACTGGGGCGAATATCTCGTGGCCTGTTCATACGCTGACGGCAAGCTATACGAGTGGCAGCTCGGCACTGGCACGCCTGCGGCGGCAATCACCAATGCGCCAGTCAACTGCCTCGGCCTGACTGTAACAGAGGAACGCTTCATCTTCGCACTCGGCGCAGGCGGCGACCCGCGCAAGGTGCAATGGTGCGACCAAGAGAACAATACTCTTTGGACGCCCGCATCGACCAATCAGGCGGGCAGCCAAATCCTACAGACCGTTGGCCAGTGCATGGCCGCTGTGCGGACAGCGGGCCAGACGCTTGTGCTGACCGATATTGACGCTCACCGCGCGCAATATGTTGGCCCGCCCTTCGTGTATCAGTTTGAGCGTATCGGCACTGCATGTGGCCTGATTGCCCGTAAGGCGGTTGCCGCGACAGACGCGGGCGTGTTCTGGATGGGGGCCAACGGCTTCTTCGTCTTTGACGGGTCAAGCGTCCGCGAGCTTCCATGCGAGGTGCATGACTTTGTGTTTAATGACGTAAACCCTGCGCAGATCAGCAAGTCGTGGGCTGTGTCGAATGGCCAAAATGCTGAGGTATGGTGGTTCTATGCCTCCGAAAACAGCGTTGAGGTGGACTCGTATGTCGCGTTCGATTACCAAGAGGGCCATTGGCTAATTGGAAAGCTGAACCGCACGTCTGGCGTTGACCGTGGTGTATTCCGCGCGCCTATCTGGGCGGACGAGACAGGCGACCTATACAATCACGAGACTGGCTTTAACTTTGGCACGTCAGCGGTTTACGCCGAAACTGGCCCCGCGAATTTCGGTGACGGCGAGTTTACGTTCAACGCCAAGAAGCTAATCCCTGACGAGTTGACGCAAGGTGACGTGACGCTGACGTTCAAGACGCGGCTATACCCCAATGGGTCGGAGACATCGCACGGCCCGTATACCATGACCAACCCGACAAGCGTCCGCTTCTCTGGCCGTCAGGCTCGGATGCGCGTTGACGCGGCGCGTCCAACCAACTGGCGCTTCGGCATCCCGCGCCTTGAGGTTACGCAGGGTGGCAAGCGATGACAGCGCCTACGCTGCCACCTGTCGGCCCTGATCTGAGAGTGTGGGCGACCAACCTGACCCGCGCCTTGCTGCGCGGTTTGGTGCGTTTAAACTTTCTCGGTCAAGATGACGTGCCGTCAGAAAACGGCATCATTCTGTGGGACGACACCAATGGCTATCCTGTCGTGTCCAAGAATGGCGAGTTTGTGCAGATTGTCCTAGAAGATGGCAACTATAGCGGCGGCATCACGTCCAATCAGACAGCGGCGGCGGCAAACACCGCGTATGCACTGACGTATACACCAAGCGTCCAAGAGGGCATTAGCAACGGCACACCCGCATCTCGTATAGTCTTCGAAGAAGGCGGCGAGTATATGGTGGCATTTTCGGCACAGATTGCATCGACATCATCGTCAACCGTAAACTTTTGGTTCTGGCCGCGCGTGAATGGGACTGACGTGGCAGGCAGCACCATGAAAAACGCGCTGCACCAGAATGGTTCTGTGTTGGTCGTGAGCCGCTCGGCAATCTTTACATTCGCTGCGGGCGACTATCTGGAGGCCATGTGGGCGGTCGACAGCACGTCTGGCTTTCTCAGTGCGGCAGCGGCCACGACCTTCGCCCCTGCCGCGCCTGCCTCTACTATCAGCATTACGCGTCTGCATGGGTGACTTTTATGCTAGATCAGGGTAACATGCAGCAATTAACTGGCTTGTTTTACATACCGCCCGAGCAGCTAGAGACAGAGTGGCGCAATGTGGCCCCGCTAATCAGACTGGCGCAGAAGCGGATCGAGCGTAAGGCAACCATGGCAGACGTATATGACGAGCTAGAGCGTGGTATTAATCAGCTGTGGGTCGTCAAGAAAGAAGGCAAGTCGAGAGCCGCTATGACGACAACGGTCGAGACGCACCCGCAGGCGACAGTTTTTAAGATCCTGTTGATCGGCGGGTTTGATATGCAAGAGTGGCTTATGCCCGCACTTGATGTTATTAAGGATGCAGCAAAGAAATTAGGCTGCGACACGATCGAGGCTGACGGCCGACTTGGATGGGCTAAACATGCGCCGAAATGTGGTTTTAAAGAAATCACGCGCACATATGAAATGGAGATTTAACCATGGGTAGCAGAGGCGGTTCGCAGACACAGACGCAGCAAATGCCACAGTTTCAGCAGGACTTTCTGCAGAACACTCTCATGCCGTTTGCGACAAACATTTCTGAGCAAGAATTCACGCCATATGAAGGTCAGATGGTTGCAGACATTCCTGGGATGTCAATGCAGGCGCAGCAGTTTTACGACGTTGCGGGCGGCATCGCAGGCATGACGCCTGAGCAGTATGCAGCTCGGACGGCCGCGAACATGTCGCCATATCAAAGCCAAGTAATTGACGCCGCACTTGCTCGCTCTGCTCGGGAGCGTGACATTGCCCGCACTGGCGAAATGGCAGACATTACCCGTGCAGGCGCATTCGGGAATGAGCGTCGCGGTGTGTTTGAGGCAGAGCGTCAGGCAGCCTATGAGATTGGCCGCGACCAGATGATCGCAGATCTGATGCAGCAGGGCTACAGTCAAGCGCAGGCCGCGACCATGGCGCAAATCGGTCAGTCTCAGTCGGCAGCACAGCAAGCCGCGGCGGGCTACACGCAGCTCGGCGGGCTACAGCAGGCCACTGAGCAGTCTCGCCTTGATGCGCAGCTTCAAGAGTTTATGCGTCAGCAGCAAGATCCGTATCAACGCCTTGGCGCACTGTCGACCGCGGCAGGTGGTATCCCGACCATGACGTCGACAACTACGACGCAAAAGCCAGGTCTATTTGACTACCTGACGCTCGGCGCAACCATTGCATCATCCGACCGCCGCTTGAAGAAAAACATCAAGCACATCGACACTGTGGATGGCATCAAATTCTACACATGGGAGTGGAACGAGATTGCAGACCAGATCGGCGTATCGGGCGACCGCACTGTCGGCGTGATCGCTCAGGAGCTTGAGGCGATCTACCCAGAGCTTGTGATCGAGGGTGGTGACGGCTACTTGCGCGTCAACTACGGCGGCTTGGCGAAGAAACTTAACGAGGCAGCGTAATGGACTATCGCGGACAGGCAGCACGGATCGCACGGGCCTATGGCTTGGATCCTAATCTATTCGGCCGAGTAATTGGCGCGGAGAGCAACTGGAACCCAGAAGCGGTAAGCCCTGCAGGCGCAATAGGCCTCGGTCAGCTCATGCCTGCAACCGCGGCAGAGCTTGGCGTTGATCCGCGCGATCCGATCCAGAACATGGAAGGCTCTGCCCGCTATCTGCGCCAGATGCTCGACCGCTTCGGCGGTGACGAGCGTCTTGCACTTGCGGCGTATAACGCAGGCCCAGGTCGCGTTGAAGAGTATGGCGGCGTCCCGCCGTTTCCAGAGACGCAAAATTACCTCAGCCGTATCTTCGGCGGCGGCCAAGACGGCCCCGCCGTTTTCGCTTCCACGAGCGGAATGCGGCCGCAGGCAGGAGAGCCGCAGGGCTTGCTCGGCGCACTCGGCATTCAGCGCCGTGACCCAGAGGCAGGCGGTGAGACTGCGCAGCCATTCTATCAGCGCGACACATTCCGTGACTTTATGGGCAACTTGGCGATCGGCTTGAACGAGCTGCGCTTGAACCCAAGCGAAACCATCCCCGCCGTTGTGACGCGCAATCAGGAGCGGCGTCGTGAGACTGCCAGGGCAAACCAGACTATGGAGTGGCTACGCACTCAGCCTGGGTCTGAGCCTTACGTTCAAATGCTTGAGGCGGGCGGTTCGCCTGCGGAAGTTATTGCGGCCTACACTGAGGCTCAAAGGGCAGAGGCAGCGGCAATGAGGGAGGCCGCAGGACAACTTGGCCTATCCGACGAACAATTGTCCGCCGCAGGTGCGTTCCGCGATGACTTGCGGGCAGAGTTGCAGAACCTCGGATGGAACGATGTAAGCAATGGCTTTCAAAACATTATGACATTTTATGAAAGCCCAAGCTCAGTGAGCGATTACGCTCTGGCGGTTGCATTCGCAAAAATTCTTGACCCAGGTTCTGTTGCCCGTGAAGGCGAAGTTGCTGCGGTGCAAAGATCTGGGGCATTGCTGCCTGCCTTCCGACAGTCTGTCTTAAACGCCCTAAGTGGCGAAGGCAGCTTAACTCCAGAAATGCGTCAACAAATTGCTGAGCGCGCGCGCGATATATATTCGCAAAAATCAGCAGAAGTATCTGGAATTATAAACAATTATACCACTCGCGCTGAGGCTATAAATGTGCCAGGTGAGTTCATTTATTTTGGACAAATGCCTCAAGAGGTGGGCCCAGTAATTCCTCAAGAGCTTCCCACAATGCCAGTCGGAGCAACTTATGAAGATGGGGCTGGGGTGGAGCGCCCAATGACTGCAGATGTTTGGCGAAGAGTGTGGGAAGCAATGACAGACACTCAGCGTCAGCAATTTTCCGAAACTGGCCAACTACCAGAAATGAGCATATAAAATGACTATTACTGTCTCAAGCCAAACACTGAGTGAAATTCAGCAAGATGAACAAAACCTTGCAGAGCGCGGACGCTACGGCGGCCGCCGCTTGGCGGCCCAAGGCCTGACATTCGGCTTTGGTGACGAGCTTGAGGCAATGTATCGGTCGTCCCGGACGGGTCGCTCATATCAGGAAGAGCTTGCAGACATCCGTGGCAGCATGGAGGCCTACCGTGAGCGCAATCCGATGACTGCGATCGGCTTGGAGGCCTTGGGTTCTTTGCCATATGCATTTATTCCTGGGGCGGGCCTTGTGGGTGCAGGCAGGGGGCTTCTGCGCGCAGGTATGGCAGGCGCGGCAGGCGGCGCTGTATATGGCATGGGGACTGGCGAAGGGAGCGCAGAGGAGCGCTTTTCTCGAGTGCCAGGTGGCGCGGTTGCAGGCGCTGCGGGCGGTCTAGTTGGTCAGGTTGCGGGAACCGCTCTTGGAGGCCTTGCTACTCGCGCGATAGATGCAGCTCGACGCACCCTTGGGCGCCGTGGATCTCGTGCTGTTGAGGCAGAAATTCAGCGCCTTGTGGAGCTTACAGGAAAGACGCCAGATCAGATCATTGCTGACATTCAGAGCGGTCGACTACTGGCAGAAAACAGAACTCTGCGGGACACTGTGCGCAGCATGGCTCGCAGCTCGCAGCCGTCTGGCACTGTATTGAGGGAGGTGCTAGAGGCGCGGCCCGCAGAGACTGCGGCGGCGGCTCAGGAGGCTCTTGAGGTTGGCCTGACTGGTCAGACTGGCCGAGCAAGAACTCGTCAGCTAGAGGAATACGCAGGGCAGCGCGCTGCTCGTTCAGCGTCATATGGCCCATTTGACAATACAGTCGCGCCTCCGCAGCTTATTGATGCGTTCAAAACAGCGGTTCGAGCAGAACCTGACCTTGTCGGGCAAATGAATAGTGCGTTCAGGCGTCAGGCAGTTTTGGCGGGTCAAGAAGAAATTGGAAATCTAATTGACGTAGTAGACGGCGTTGTAACCATTAATGGCGACCTCACTATTGGGCAGATTGAGATGGCCCGCAGCATTCTTGCTGAGGCTGCTCAAGGCGCATTGAGTAGCGCAGAACGCAGGACAACTGGTCGCGGGATGCAGCGAACTCAGGAAATGCTCCGAGACGCAATTGATAGTTTGGCCCCAGAGATTGACGGCGTCAGAATTGGTCAAATTCGAGCCAATGTCGCTACGGAAGAGGCGGCAAATCAAGCATTTGCACTCGGCGAGCGATCATTTACGATGAAGTTGGACGACGCGATGGCGCAAATCCGTCAAATTCGTAATCGCATTGCGAGTAAAGACCCTAATGTTAGCGCGCGCGGGCAGGCGGAGCTGCAAGCATTCCGCGATGGATTTCTAGCTACATTCCAACAGCGCATGGGAACGCCTAGCAGGGCATCAGTTATCCGCGGACTTGGCGATGAAAGCGGAATGCCATCAAACTCTCGTCAAATCATGGAAGAAATATTCCCAGACCAAGCGAGCTTAAACAATGCTCTTAATAGACTGCAGGTTGCACAAGAAGCGGCAGCTACGTCTGGTGAGGTTTTGCGCGGTTCTGGCACCGCACCGCAAGAAGCGGCTCGTGTTGCTCAAATTGGAAACACTGCAGTTCAAGCAACTAGGGCAGCCCTAGGTGACACAGACGCCGCACTGAGTGTCATAAACGGCATTTTCAGAAATATGGCCGATAATCCTCTTTCTGAAGCCGAGAGCATGCGAGTTGCTCAGATCTTGATTGAGCGAAACCCAGAGGTTGTCATGAATGCGCTACGCGACCCAAGCGGCTTGCGCAGATTGCAAGATTTGATTGAGCAGTCGATTGCGCCACTGCGCAAGGCGGGCGGGCTCGCGGGCGTGCAGCAGGCAGGAGAAGTTGGCGCAGGTTTGCTTGACATGACACCTGGCACTAATACTGGGCCAATAAGCGGGACTGGCGCACCTCCACGCATCATCATCCGCCCTGTAGAATAACAAAAGGGAAGCGACATGAAACCCGAAGACCTAGTTGACGACGAAGACATCCGCGACATCCTCGAGGACGCCATGGAAGGCGAGGAAGAGGAATATGGCGAGGATGACCTCGAGCCTCTGACTGACGACGAGATTGAGGGCATCGTCTCGACGGCTATCGACGACGCTGTTGATTTCATTGAGAGCGACATTGCGCCTGACCGTATCAAGGCGCAGCGCTATTTCGACGGCGAGGTCGACATCGGTTATGAAGATGGCCGCTCTCGGGTCGTGGCAACCAAGGTGCGCGACACTGTCCGCGCCGTGAAGCCAAGCCTGATGCGGGTGTTCCTGTCGTCTGGTCGCTATGTGGAGTATGTGCCTCGCAATGCCGAGGACGTGCAGATTGCCGAGCAGGCAACAGAATACATGCACTACAAATTTCAGGAGATGGGCGGCTTCCGCATCCTCTCTGACGTCTTCCACGACGCCCTGATCAAAAAGGTCGGCATCGCCAAGGCGTATTATGAAGAATACGACACCTCGGAAATTCACACCTTCACAGGCTTGAATGACGCCCAATACATGGCCGTCGTGATGGATCCTGACATCGAGATCCTCGAGCATTCGGAAGAGGTGATTGGCGAGCAGGTTATGGCCGAGGGCGTCGAGACGCCGATGATGGTTGAAAAGAGCCATGACGTTAAAGTGATGCGCCGCTCGAAAGACGGCGACATTTGCGTCGTGTCTATTCCGCCCGAGGAATTCTTTATCGACCGCGGCGCACGCTCGATTGACGACTGCTACATTTGCGGTCACCGCACCGACATGCGCGTCGGCGACCTTGTCGCCATGGGCTTTGACTTTGACGAGGTATCAAACCTCGACGGCTCGACAGACGTGATTGACACGACAGCTCAGGAAGAGGAAGAGCGTCGCGGCTATCCGATCAATCCTGACGAGGACGAGAACCCCCGCGATCCGTCCATGAAAAAGGTTTTGGTCACCGAGGCCTACATGAGGATCGACGCAGACGGCACAGGCGTCCCAATCCTGCACCGCATAATCATGGGCGGCACGAGCTACAAGTTGCTTGACATGATGCCATGTGACGAAATCCCCTTTGCCGTGTTTGAGGTAGATCCTGAGCCGCATGCATTCTTCGGTCGCTCGGTTGCAGATCTGTTGATCGACGACCAAGACGCCGCGACTGCAATCATGCGCGGCGTTCTCGACAACGTGGCAATGACCAACACGCCACGCATCGGCATCGTAGACGGCTCTGTAGACATCGACGACGTGCTGAACAACGAGATCGGCGGCATCATCCGCATGACGCAGCCTGGCGCTGTGATGCCGTTTTCTGTGCCATTCACTGCCGCGCAGACTTTGCCTGCCATGCAGTATCTCGACCAGATGATCGAGGGGAAGACAGGCGTCACCCGTGCATCTATGGGCCTTGACCCAGACGCACTGCAGTCGACCACCAAGGCAGCCGTAAATGCCACGGTGCAGGCCGCAGCGGGCCAGACAGAGGTGATGGCGCGCAACTTGGCAGAGGGCGGCATGCGCCGCCTGTTCAGCCTGTTGCTCAAGCTCACAGTCAGACACGCAGACGCGCCTAAGTTTATGCGCCTCAATGGCCAGTATTCACCTGTCGACCCTCGGGTCTGGGACATAGGCATGGACGTCAGCGTCAATGTCGGCCTTGGCACTGGTGGCGAAGATCAAAAGGCGGCAGCCTACCGCGAAATCCTCGGGCTGCAGATGCAGGTCTATCAGAACTACGGCCCACAGAACGGCGTTGTCGGCTTGTCCAACATCCGCAACACCGTAGCAGACATGCTTGCCTCGTCTGGCATTCGAAATTCTGAGCGGTATTTCCGCCCGATTACGCCTGAGTATGAGCAACAGCTTATGATGCAGGCGATGATGCAGGAGCAGCAGCAGGGGCAGGCAAGCGATCCGCAGCAGGCCTATCTGCAGGCTGAGGGCATGAAGGCTCAGACACGGGCGCAGGTCGACATGCAGAAGGCGGCCATGGAGCATCAGCGCAAGTTGATGGAGATGGCGGCAAGCGACGACCTCAAGCGTGACGAGATGGCTCAGAACTTGCTTGTCGACGCAGCCAAGATCCTCGGCCAATACGGCGCCTCGGTCGACGTGGCCCGAGTGCAGGCCGAGCAGAACCGTCAACGTAACTTTATGGGTCAGTGATGGACGTCAAGGTCAAAGCAGCCCGCGCGAAGGCAATTCTGGAAGACGATCTTTTCAAAGAGGCGTTGACTATGGTAATAGATAGTCAGGTTGGGGTATTTAAATACCCCACCGCCTCGGAAGAGGACATCATGGAAGCGCATCGGATGGTTCGGTGCGTATCGCTCCTAGAACGGCAACTACAGTCGTATGTCACGACTGGTAGACTGTTGGAGCGTAAAAAGTAAGGATCGGCACCGTGGATAACACGACTGATGGCACTATCGACGCAGTAGCAGCGTCTCTTATCGAACAACCAAGTCAGGTTGAGGATGCGGAAATCATCGAGGATGATGCCGCAGAACAAGTTTCCGAGGACGACACCGAAGAGGTATCGGCCGAGGATGATGCAGCCGAAGAGGCTGTTGAAGAGGATGGTGACGAGCCGTCCGACGAGTATGACGACCAAGAAGACCAGGAAGCCACTGAGGAGCCTGCGCAGCAGCTATACACCGTCAAGGTGGATGGCAAGACGAAGCAGGTGACCCTCGACGAGCTGACCCGAGGTTACTCTGGGCAAGCATACATTCAGCAAGGGATGGAACAGCTCGCATCTGCCAAAAAGCAGATGCAAGAGATGTATCAAACCTTGCAAACCGAGCAGCAGAAAGTTCAAGAGGCCTATGCTCGCGTCCAATCTGGAGAGGGTCTGTCGAAGCCGACCCCGCCAAGCAAAGAGCTATTCGACCGTGACCCGATCGGCTACATGCAGCAGAAGATCGAGTATGACGAAAAGCTCGCTCAGTATGAGCAAACACAAGCTCAAATGACTGAGATGCAGCAGCGGAAGGCAATGCAAACCCAGGCGCAGCATCAAGCCTACCTGCAAGAGCAATTGCAGGTTCTGCAACAAGCTATCCCTGAACTAGCAGACCCTAAGCGGGCACCTGCTTACAAGGATAAGATGGTGCAGGCAGGATCTAACTACTACGGGTTCGACCCGCGGGAGCTGAACGCAATTGATGACGCTCGCTATCTGAACGTCCTGAACGACGCCATGAAATGGCGTGAGATGCAGGAAACTAGGGGTGAGGTTACTCAAAAGGCTCAGTCAGCACGTCCTGTGGTGAAGCCTGGAGTTAAAAAGGATGCGCGAAGCTCTAAGCAGAAACGCACCCGCGAGGCTGCAGCTCGTATGCGACAGAGCGGCTCAATTGATGACGTCGCTAAATTTTTGCTCAGTTAATCGAAAGGACTGACCCATGGCTGTTACAGCAAACACCAACGAGACATACGATGTCTCCACGATCCGCGAGGATCTTCAAGACGCGCTGATTTCGATCAGCCCAACCGAAACTCCATTCATGTCGGCTATCGGCCGCCGCAACGTAAGCAACACTTACTTTGAGTGGCCAGTGATCGAATTGGCGGCAGCATCGTCGACCAACGTCGTAATCGAAGGTGAAGCAGCACCTGGCAATGACGCGCCTACAAACGCGATCCGCCTCGGCAACTACACCCAGATCTCCGACAAAGTTGTCGAAGTGTCCGACACTGCAGAAGCAGTAAACGGCGCAGGCGACGCGCAGACTTTGGCCAAGCAGATTGCTTACAAGCTCAAAGAGCTGAAGCGCGACATGGAAACCATGCTCGTCGGCACGAACAATGCCGCCGTAGCAGGCGCTTCAGGCACAGCTCGTGAAACCGCGTCCTTGTCGGCCTTCTTGAAGACCAACACAAGCCGCGGCACTGGCGGTGCAGATCCAACCCTCAGCGGCACTACATCTGGCTACCCAGACGCAGCCGCAACTGACGGCACTCTGCGCGCGTTGACTGAAGCTCAGCTGAAGGCGACTATCGCTTCCTGTTGGGACGAAGGCGCAGAACCAACCATCGTTCTGTGTGGCTCTGGCGTGAAGCAGAAGATCTCTTCGACCTTCACTGGTTCGGCTACTCGCTACCGCGACATTTCCGACAAGAAGATCGTGGCGGCTGTTGACCTCTACGTTTCCGACTTCGGCGAGCTGCAGGTTGTGCCTTCGCGCTTCATCCGTAGCCGTGACGTATTCGTCTTGGATCCATCCATGGCGCGCGTTGCTTACCTGTCGAACACCAAGCAAACTCCTTTGGCCCGCACTGGCCACAGCGAGCGTCGCTTGATCTCGGCAGAATACGGCTTGATGGTCGACAACGAGAAGGCGCACGGCGTCATTGCAGACATCGACCCTGCACTCTAATCTAAATGGAGGGGCTGACAGTAGTCGGCCCCTCTACCTTTTGACAGGAGACACCCCATGAAAATCAAAGTTATCAGCGACCGCCGCCCATGGATTGACGGGAAGCCACGCGAGGTCGGCTACGAATGCGAGCTTGACGCGGAAACCGCGCAGCAGATGATCGACAACGGCTTGGCCGAGAAAAAGATGGGCCGCCCATCGTTCTCGAAAAAGGACAAGTCGGATGACATGGACGATTAATCAACACGGCGTCATGGAGCGGATGGTCGAGGCGGACGGCAAACTGATTGTCGACCGCCGCCAAGACATCCAAGGCCTGATCGATCAAAACAAGATCGAGGCCGAGACAGCCCCGTCAATGCACGGTGACGCAGCCGTCCGTAAGGTTGGCAGCATCCCCCTTGTGGTCGCTGAGCAGTGGTCACGGGAGTGCGGCGCGGGTATCGGAACGAAAGAGTTTGCGTTATACTGCAAAAAGAAACTCATGGACGGCGATTTCGCCGCGTTCCGCATTAAAGGTGTCTAATGGAAAAGAGCGTCGTCACAGTGCTGATTGCGGCTGTCGTGAGCCTCATTGCGTGGAATGTTAAGACCACCAATGACCTCCAGATCAGCGTGACGAGGCTCGAAACCATCCTAAATTCGATAGCGATGGAGAATTGACTTGGCTGACGATCAGCGGCTTGACAGAATTGAAAAGCGCTTGGATGAAATGAGCCAAGCAATCATCTCAATCGCTCGCATGGAGGAAAAAATCCTGACCGTGTTTAAGCGCATTGAAGACCACGGCACACGCCTGACGCGCGTCGAGGATGACGTGAATTCTGTCAAAAATAAAATGGGCATGAATGGCCAGACGCTGCGGTTTGCCGAGCGGGTATTCTGGATCGTCGTCGCGGCGGGCGTGACATACGCATTTAAGGTGACATGATATGTTTGGACTGCTTGGAAAGATCTTTGGCAGCGAAAAGGTAATCTCGTCAGGCATTGCCTTGATCGACAGCCTGCACACCTCAACCGAGGAAGAGATTGCCGCTAAGACAAAGGCTAAGACAGACTTGCTGACCGCATACGCGCCGTTCAAACTTGCGCAGCGTGTCATTGCCTTTTCGTTTACGTTTATCTATCTGTCTTGCTTTGCCATGGTTCTCGGTTTCACCCTGCTCGATCAGACGGCAGACGCCGAAAAGGTCAAGCAGGTTCTGGAGGATTTCCAAATCGGCTATGCCATGCTGATTATTCTGACCTTCTACTTTGGCGGTGGCGCATTTGAGGGCGTCATGGCGCAGAGACGGAGCAACACCCAGTGAAACAGAACTTCGACCACTGTTTTGAAATGCTGCTCAAGCACGAGGGCGGCTTCGTCAACCACCCTAAAGATCCTGGCGGCGCCACCAATCTCGGCGTGACGCTTGCAACATACGAGCAGTGGGTAGGCCGAGCCGTCACAATCGACGAAATGAAGAGCCTTACCGTGGACGACGTGGCGCCGATCTACCGCAAGAACTACTGGGACGCCGTGCGCGGAGATGACCTCCCGTCTGGCGTCGACTGGTCTGTCCTAGACTGGAGTGTGAACTCAGGCCCAGGACGCGCCTCTCGGGCGCTGCAGCGCATTGTGGGCGCCACAATTGACGGCAAGATCGGCCCTAAGACATTGCAGGCTGTTATGGACATGGATCCAGTCAAGATCATCGACATGATGTATGAGGAGCGTCAGCGCTTCTATCAGGGCCTCAACACGTTTGATACCTTCGGCCGCGGTTGGACACGGCGGAACAAGGAGACGCGGCAGGCGGCCCTGCTAATGGCTGAAAGCTAAAATAAAAGCCGCCAAATCGGCGGCTTGTAGCTCATCAGAAAATTCTTCAACACGCATGGTGGTGTATTTCACCTTGACGTCCTGCGACCTGATTAGCCTCATACGCATCTGATCGAGAGCCACGAAGCAGAAATAATCAACATCTACGTTGTCCCTCTTGTTGTAAAAAGCATAGGTCGGCGTCCGCTGCCGCGGCGTCCTGACCGTCGCCTCTGTCGCGGCCTTCACCTGAACCTTGACGAGGTGACCGTCTGACACGCGGCAAATCAGATCATAATCTGTTCGGTCGACGTGGTGAACTTCGACCTGCCCGCTCATTTCAAACAAAAATGACGCTAAATATTCGCCCGCGCGGCCAGTCTTCCGCGTGTCTTTTTTCTGCATGTCTCTGGCAAGGTCGTTACTCTTGTCTTGCGTATATCATAAAACTGTGCAAAACCAAATAGGTAGTCCCACTGCTCGGGATTGCCTCCCAAGACTTACCCCCTGCCATCACAGCAGGGGGTCTTTTTTTTACATCCAGATTGGCTTACCGCCGAGGACTTCCCACCCCTTGTCTGTGAGCTTGTAGCCCTTGTTTTGGCCGAGGCCTGCCACCTCCACGCGCTTTACAAGCTCAATGTAGCCGCAGCACTCAAGCATTTGCGTGGCAGGGTGCATCTGCCGATCACGAAAATATTTTAATTTTCTATTGATGTGATGCAGGTGGGCGACGAGGTGTGATTTTTGTTTCTGTGCAATCACCTCTAAAACGCGAATGCCCTCGTCAGTCAGAACTCGCTCCTCAATTGGCGGCACGGTGATCAACCCCATCATCCGAATACATACCCCGCCATAATTGCTAGATATGCGATAGCAAACAGGCACACTGCCCCAATTATATCTTCAATCCACTCTTTCATTTTTGCCTCCGTTTTGGTCTGGTTCGTATTTGATAACGCTTCATGAAGCATCATGTCAATTCAAAATTAAGGCACTTGACGGGCATGTGGCAGGTGCGATAGGGTTGCACGGCGTAACCACGAGGAGACAGGTTTCATGCGCAAGACAATCACTTATCTGAGTGATGACCACGCCGCAGCGATAGAACTGGCCGCACAGAAGCTCGGTCTATCGCTGTCGGCTTTCATTCGGATGGCCGCGGTTGACGCGGCAGGCAAGGCAGGTTTTCATCCAGAGCAACCAAAGGCGGACTAGATGGTCAATGGACGCAATAAAGGAAGCGCCTTCGAACGCTCCACGGCGAAGCTCCTAGAGGCAGAATTAGGCATTTCATTCAAGCGTGACCTCGAGCAGTATCGAGCAAGCGACCACGGCGACCTAATCCCAAGCGACGACGCTTTTCCATTTGTTATCGAGTGCAAGCGTTACGCCAACGGGACAGGTTGCCGTGTGTCTTGGTGGGAGCAAGCCAAGGCAGCGGCAGGTGCCGTCGGCAAATTGCCTGCAGTCATATACAAATACGACCGCCGAGATATTCGGGTGGTGGTGCCATTCACGGCGCTGCATCAAGCATTCGGAGCTGAGGGCGCCACAAGCAACCATCAAGCGGAAATGAACATTGAGGCATTCTGCTATATCGTCAGGGAGATAATGGCAGATGAACGGGTTTGAAAAACATAAAATCGACCACCTGTCGGCGAGCAGCCTAAACCTATGGGCTAACGCGCCCGATGTTTGGGTGATGCAGTATCTACACGGCAAGCGGACGCCCATGGGTGCAGCGGCTTGGCGCGGTATCTGCACGGAAGACGCAGTAGTTGACGTCCTGATGGGCGGTGACCTAGACGCCGCAGTGGCCAAGGCTGAAAAGAAATTTGACAGCCGCTTCCCCATCGGTGACGAGACGACGACCAAGGAGCGCGGCTACATCTCTGACATGACAGCCTTGGCGATCGAAGAACTGAAAGACTACGGCAAGCCAGAATTTCCAGAAAGCAACAAACAGCACAAGGTCAGCATTTTGGCTAAGGGTGACGGCTACGAAATCCCTGTAATTGGTTTCCTCGATCTAGTCTTTCCAGAACACGGCATAATCATCGACTTAAAGACCACCACGCGGTGTCCGTCTGTCATGACGCACGAGCATCAGTTACAGCGCTGCATCTATCAAAAGGCGATGGGTAATATGGGCGTCAAATTCCTCTATGTCACGCCAAAGAAGACAGCCCTGCTAGAAGATGGCGACGTGGCCGAGACACTGGCCCGAGCCAAGCAGCAGATCAATCGGCTCGAGGCATTTCTGAAGCACAACGACAAGGACAGCGCTCGAGCCACGGTGCCAGTCAACACTGGCAGTTTCTACTGGCGCGGCAGTGAGGCGCTGCGCGAAGAGTTTTATGGTCTTTGACCATGAAGGCCTGCCGCAGGCTTTTGCGGCATTCCAAGCCCCGTTTGGGCAAGCGACAAGGAGACAACAATGTTCGCACTTGATTTAGGTTCTGACGGATCCTCTGGCCCGTTTCTGGCGTGGTCAGCCCGTGGCACCCAAGACGGCCAGATCGGCCCGAAGACATTTTACATCCGCGACGGCGGCCACAAGGAAGAGGTCGACGTATCCAAGGGCATGATCCTCGACATCGAGGCCATGAAGACAGGATGGCAGCGGTCTGAAGGCATGGCAGGCGTGGCGCCTGAGTGGCGGTGGAACCCATCGCCAAGCCAGATGATGGCAGCCCCAGGGGATGACTGGAAGAAAGGCCTGTCGGTCAAGGTGGCGCTCGGCGGTGGCCGCGTGGCAACTTGGGAGCAGGCAGGCGCGGCCGCGTGGCAGGCACTGGTCAAACTGGCACCATCTTTGCAGTCGCAACCATCGCCAGGCATGCTGCCTGTCGTGAAGCTCGCAGGCACAGACGCCATGCAGTTTAAGCGCGGCTCGACTGTGGCCCCGATCCTCGAGGTTGCAAAGTGGGTTGAACGCCCTGACAGCCTCAAGGAAGGTGCCGCGGCAGGTATTGCCACCGAGCCTGCTCCACGGCCTGCAGCGGCTCCACAGCCCGCTCCTGCGCCCGCAGCCGCGGCTGCAGATGAAGACCTCGAGTTTTGAGGTGAATGTGCTAGGCGGAGGAGACGGCCGCCTAGCACTCTCTTGTCAGGGAGGATAGGCCATGAGGCCACACAGTGAGGGTAACATGACGACTGAATTGCCACAAGCGAGCGAAACCGACATCTTCGGATTTCTCTCGACGATTACTGAGGGTTGGGAAGCCCTAAGCGGTAATCCAATGATCGAGATACGTTGCATCTCGACCACTAGATCCACGACATCCGCCCTGTTCCCGCTCGTCCAGATCGACGACGCGGTCGAGCATGCATATAAGATGAACGCCGCCAAGCAGAATGTTTACGTTTGCGTAAACCCTGTCGACGGCAAAAACGTCTTGGCAGGCAAGGCGGCCAAGGACACAGACATCATGGCGGCATTCTTCTGCTTTGCTGATGCAGACGATGACGGCGCCATGCAGAATATTCTGTCATTTGCAGGCCCAAAATTCACAATGTCCGTGAAGACAGGCACGAAGCCATTTGTCCGCGGCCACGCCTATTGGCGGCTCGAGGATCCTGTCTTCAATCTGGACGCGTGGCGTGACATGCAGAAGCGCATCGCGGCCTCTCTCAAGACAGACCCCATGGTCGTCAACCCGAGCCGCATCATGCGCGTGGCAGGCACTGTGTCGTGGCCTAACGCTGACAAGCAGGCAAAGGGCTACGTCCCCGAGCTTGTCACTTACCGCACAGAATTCAGCCAAGACCGCGACCCTGTCGAATTCGACCGCATGCTGCGCGCCTTCCCCGTGCAGGATGTATCACGCCATGATACATCTGGCGGCCTGCAGATCGACCTCGGTAAGCAGGCCATGGATCGGGCATTGGCGCAGCAGAACATCCTGCAGGGCAATGACTGGCATCACAACGTCGTGAGGTTGGTTGGCAGCTACGTCAGCCGCGGCCTATCTGACGACGAGATCCACGAGCTGACAGACAAATTCACATTGGCGGGCTACACAGTAGACGACACCCGCCGAGAGGTTCAGAAGGCGATCGACGGCGCCCGTGATAAGGGTTGGACACCTCCCCCCGACCCCATGGTGCAGCGCCTCGAACAAAGCGTCCCAACCCCCTCCCTCGAGGACGCTACGCCTTCTGACGCGGCGGGGCAGGCTTCCCCTGCAGCCTTTGAGTGGCCCACACCAGTCGGGCCGATCAATGAGCTGTTGCTGCCCCGCCGCCACTGGATCTATGGCCGCACCCACATCAGGGGGTTTGTCAGCGTGACGGCCTCTGCAGGCGGTATCGGCAAGACATCCCTGACAATGGTGGAAGCATTGGCAGTCGCGGCAAACAGGCCGCTGCTCGGCGAGAACATTTACGAGCAGTGCAACGTCTGGGTAATTAACCTCGAGGACGACATGTCAGAGATGATGTTGCGTCTCGCGGCAGCCATGAAGCACTACAACGTCAAGCACGAGGACATAGCAGGCAAGCTATTCATGGACGCCGAGGACACGATCGAGCTGATCATGGGTGCCGAGACGCGAGATGGCCTGACGCTAAACGACGCCCTGCTCGAGGTGCTGATGAAGCGCGTCAAGGACAACGGCATCGGCCTCGTGATTATCGACCCGTTTGTGTCGACTCACTTGGCTAACGAGAACAGCAACAGCTCGATCCAGGCAATCGTGGCCATGTTCCGAAAGCTCGCCCGAGAGGCTAACTGCGCCGTCCACATTGTCCACCATGTCCGCAAGGGCAATGGCGAGGATGCGACAATCGACAGCGTCCGCGGTGCGGGCAGCCTGATCGGTGCGGCACGGGTAGCTCGGGTGATTAACAAGGTGACCGAAGAGGACGCCATGAACGTTGGGGTGCCTCAGAGCGAGGCAATAGGCCTGTTTCGGATCGACAGCGGGAAGGCCAATCTGGCCCCGCCCGCAGACAAGGCAGTCTACCGCCGAATGGTCAGCGTAGAGCTTGCCAATAATGAGCTGATCGGCGTGGCGACAGAATACAAGCTGCCAGACGTGTTCGACGGTATCACCACCAAGGACGCCATGCGGGTGCAGCAGGCTATCGGTAATCAGGCCGAGGGCGACCCTGCCCGATCAAATCCGCAGGCCAAAAACTGGGCGGGCTATACAGTGGCGGAGGTGCTGAACCTCGACCCCGAGGCAGACAAGGGCAGGATCAAGTCGATACTCAAGACGTGGGTCAACAAGGACGTACTGCGGGTCGAGTATCTGCCAGACAAGCGAACAGGCCGAGACGTGCCATGCGTCGTGGTCGGCGAGTGGATAAGTTGGAGCGAATGTTGAAAAATAATTACGCTTTGCCAGAAGGCAATGTGCTGATCAGCTTCAGCGGTGGCCGCACAAGCGCATATATGCTCAAGCAGATCATTGACGCAAACGATGGCCTGCCAGAACGCGCAAAGGTTGTGTTTGCCAACACGGGTCGCGAGATGCCGCAAACGTTGGACTTTGTGCAGCGTTGCGGCGATGAATGGCAGGTGCCTATCACATGGATTGAGTATGTGCGGCGCGATAATAAGGTTGGGTTTGAGATTGTCAGTCACAACAGCGCATCACGCAATGGTGAGCCGCTAGAGGCTTTGATTAGGTCAAGAAACTATTTGCCAAATGTAATGACGCGGTTTTGCACACAAGAAACCAAGGTCAAGACAATTAAGCGCTATCTTGTGTCAATCGGATGGACGCACTGGGTAAACACTGTCGGCATTCGTGCTGACGAAGCGCATCGCGTGAAACCATCCAAAGATAAGCGTTGGCATAATTGGTTTCCTCTCGCAGATGCAGGCGCGACCAAGGCTGATGTGAATGGATATTGGGCAGCGAATGACTTTGATCTGCAACTGCCAGTGGGCGTTGGCAACTGTGATGGGTGCTTCCTAAAGTCAGAGGCGGCATTAGCTGCTATGTGGCGCGATTACCCAGATCGGATGCAATGGTGGGCAGACATGGAGGCTGAGTTGGGCAGCAGTTTTCACAAGTCTCGCACCTACAAAAATCTTGGCGACTTTGTCGATCGGCAGGCTGATTGGATATTTGACGATGAGGCATTCCTTTGCCAAAGGGATGATGGTGAATGCACTGGTTAATTAGTAAATTAAAGCGAATGTTAAAAAGAGGGCGGCCAAGCGGTCGCCCTTATTTTATTGGGTTAAAAAAGTTTATTAAGGGTATTGAAAATAGGGGCAGATGCCCCTATGTTATATGCATACACAAAGGAGAATGACATGAAAGTCCAAGACGAAATCAAACTTTACCAAGGCATGATCGAACGCACAGAGCGCGAGATTGCCGAGCTTGAGCAGCGCTACAAGGGCGTCCGCCCGTCGTGGGTGTCAGGCGACATCGGTTGGCTACACGTCGACATTCAGCGCTACAAAAACCTGATCCATCAGCTACAGCAGGAGGCCCAGTGATGCTGATCAAGATCCGTGAACTCGAATACCAGATAGCGTGGGAGGCCTTCGACAAGGCCCGCCGCGAATTCCAAAACCACATGATTACCGAGGGCGAGTTTCTGCAGAAACACCGCGCAATGCGGGAAGCCCTAGCAGCCCTAGAAGAAGCGGAGGCAACAGGCGATGACTACGAATAAGCAATATCTGGCGCGGCTACGCCGCAAGATCGACATCCTGCGGCTAGACGCCAAGTCAGTCGGCAAGCAGCAGCTCACACACGATCTGGGCGAGTGTCTGGCGATCGTAGACAGGTTGGAGAAGCTCAATGACCGAGCAGATGAACAAGATACCTGAGTGGCTCTGGAAGGAGCTGCAGCAGGTCGGGGTGTCGCGGCCGCCCCAACAGACACGGTCGCAAGCAGTCAAAGGCATCATCACACAGTGGATGCCAAGTTATCTAGGCGAAGAGCCACCATTTTAGGAGACGACAATGCTAGACAAACCAAATCAAACTCACGCTTTCGTGACAACACTCGACGACTATGGCACGGGCTTTGCCGTCCGAGCCGACAATGGCGAGCAAATCTACATCAGATCAATCGTAGCCGAGCGCTCGGGCATCGAGGTAGGCGACCGCATCGCAGTCTGGTATGTGCCAAACCGCAGCGAGGAGCATGCAGACCGCTGCCCATGGTTCGCCCTGCACGTCAAGGTCGCAGAGGAAGGCGATCAGGTCGACATCAAAGAGGAGATGGTCGAGTGCGGCAGCTTCGAGCTAGATCCTATATCAAAGCCGCAGCGTGACCTATACAAGGAGGCTTACGCATTCCTCAACATGGTCGGCCCCGCAACAACCTCGCAAGTCGCGGCTGCCCTCGGTGTCGTGACGCAGAACATCCGCACCTACCTAGCCAACATGAATGACCGCGGCGAGATCTGCCGAGCAGACATTCGGTCACGCGGCAATCAATCCAAGGCAGGCGCGACAGTCTGGGCAGTCGAATTCTGCCAACTTATCCCTGAGGAGGTGGAGCTATGATTGCGACCTATCTGACAATTTTTGTCGTATCGACGCTCGACGCGGACAGCGATCAGCACATGGCGTATGCTTATAAAGACAGGTGGGAGTGCAGCGAGGTGCTTGGTGCAAACGCTCAGGCGCTGCACGAGGCGCGGCTGATGGGCCGCTGCATCCTGACCAATATAATCACATCAACATCCACGCCGCTCGAGCGGCCAGACAATCTCATGGAGGCTTACACAAATGATGATTAATATTGAAATTCTGAGCAACGGCTTTGTCGTATCGGCGGCCAGTGATGTGGACAACATGTGCGAAAGCTCTGTCTTTATCAGCAAG